GCATTACCCCAACTGTTAGATGAACCAGCGACCGTATGAGGGCTGTCGTTCTGGTCTGCACTGCCCCCAATGTAACTGCCATTAGTGTTACCATCGCCAAGATTGGCCTGAGAGTTAAAGTCACCGTACTCTACAAGGTAGAGCATCTGCACAGCAGAGGTCAGCCAGAAGTCCTGCTGTCTCCACCCAGTGCCACGATTAGCAGCCAAGGCACGAAACTCATCGCGCTCTAGTCCGACCATAGGGTAGATGCCAGACACAGAAGCCAGCTTATCGTTAGACAAGTCTACGTTGCCGATATTCTCGTCAAGGTTAAGGCCAGCAATGTAAGCATCAGCAGAGTCGTCGTACACACAAGCATCGTATGCACCCATGTATCGGTAATCGACTACAGACCCGTTTTTAATAAACGCGGGGTGTAATTGGTATCCAGCCAAAGGAAGGTCAGAAATCTGCCACTTGCGAACGTCGCCCGTAAATTCCTGCTTAAAGTAGAACTTAGGAATCTCTACCATAACCTGGCCATCAGTGCCGTCAAGAGTAGCAGCACTACCATCTTCTTTTAACGTAGAATCTGTAGCGTGAAGATAATAATTAACCGTCCCATCGTCTAACAGCAAGCAACGTTTCATACCTTCGTGTACGCGAGTAACCCCAGTACTAAAAGCGTACTCCCTAGAATATGTATCTGCTGATGAATCCCAACTAAGGTCGCCGCCAATGAGAGATTCTAAATCGAACTCTCTAGCCAAAGGGAACCCACCAGCAGTTGTACCATCGTGGACAACTACAGTGTTTTTATCGGTATCTACCGTGATTTCTGCCTCTGCGCCCGTAAAAGTAGTGTGGTCTGAGGTAGTGCCTCGACGTAGTTTTAGTTCTGTTGCCATTTGCTAATCCTCTTAAACAATAGTTCCGCAATCTACAGTGCCGTCAATGTTGACATCACCTGTAACGTCTTGTGTGCCAGTAAAGGTATTTCCACCTGCAAGACTAGCTTTCTCTGATTCTAGTTCATCAACAGCATCTTGAACATCTGTAGCTGTTAGTCCTGATGTAGCGTTATCGTAACTGACTAGGCTTGCACCAGCGGGGTCTCCGCCAATAGCATCTGACACGTTAGTGACATCAGATGAGATGCCAGAGACAGCGGTTACATCCGTGCTAATACCTGCAACAGTGCTGATATCAGCAGTAACCCCGGCCACTGTTGTGACATCTGACGCTACCCCTGCTACAGTAGTTACATTGGAATCAATGTCCGCCACAGAAGATACATCAGAAGAAATCCCCGATACAGTCTCTATGTCATCCCTGATATTAAAAAGAGTGATAATGTACCCATCAGGAGTGCCTAAGACGCCATCTGTAGATGCAGTAATAGTACCGAGATCATAGTCAAACCCTGCCCCTGCCAGGTCAGTAGCAATGATATCTACTGCATCTGATGACTGTGATACATCAGTAACCTCACTGCTAATGCTTGCTACTGTACTGATGTCAGAGGTAATAGGTGAAAGGGCAGTTAACTCAGTCGTGTAACTTGCTAACAGGTTTACGTCTGTAGAAACGCCTGCAACTGTATTGACGTTATCAATAATACCAGACACACTAATAACATTACTTATATCATCAGAAACAGTCTGAACATCAGAAATGTTATTGCTTACAGTATCTACCTCAGAGACAAAAGGAGCAAGCGCGTTGATGTTTGTCTGTTCAGCGGGGGTAGGTTTAAGGTTAGACCAAGTTCCTGCTGACAGATCATACACCCTGGTCATCTGGTCATCTGTGTTGTAGTACAGTGCGCCATCAATTAGAGCATTGCCGTCATTGTCTACTGTAGGGTCAGTTGTCTTTGCCCCTAAGTACCTATCATCAAAGTTATCTAGCGCAGCCTCAGCAGCAGCTTGGGCAGCTTCCGCTGCGTTCTTGGCCGCAGTAGCATCGTTGAAGGCTGCTGTGATGTCGCTGGGTGTAGCGACAATCTCACCTGAAACAAGTGTAGAATCGTTTGATCCTCTATATAGTGACATTGCTTATTCCTCTGCTGTTTGATTAGAGACAAACTGCTCTACTTGCTCAAGAGATGGGAAGCCTTCGTCTTCGCCTAACTTAGCGTCTTCTACAAGCACCCTTCCTACTGCGTTTATTGCTGGCAAAGACAGCTCTCTTCTAGTAGGTGCTTTGCCTACCCCTTGAATAAACCTTTTGCCGCCTTTTGATACAAGTAGATTGCCTAAGCCAAGATTTCTAACAAGGCTAACTAAGGCTTGAAATTTGCCTTGAAAAGCCTGCTGTGTGGTTTGGGCACCGATTAGTCCAGCGACACCTTCCCCGCCAACATCCGTAAATTCAGAAAGCTGCAGAATATCTCGAAGATTACTAAGTTCTGTTCTATTAAAAAATTGAGTCAAACCCCTCTCTTCAAAATCTTCAAGAGCCTTATTTAAAGCCCTAGAGCCTATTCTGCGCCCCTCGCCTCTTTCGATATTTTGAGTTGTTTTTTTGGCAAGCTCTTCAATTAACCCGCCTCTTATGACTCTACCTAAGTTGCCATCAAGCCCGCCATTTTTTTCAACAAACTCTCTAAGACTAGAAATTCTAGCTGTTTGTCTATCAGAAGCAACTAAGTCTCTAATAAAAGGTAAAAATTGGTCTTGCCTTTGAACGGCTTTTTGGATGTTAAGGGTATTTAGATTATCAACCTGCCTCCCAAGGTTTTTCAGCTCTTCAAGCTGCCTTGGAGAAACCATCCTTTGAAGTGCTTCTTCATCGTAATTTTTTAATGTTTGAGTGATTTTGTCAGGGTCTAGCAAAAGACGATCAACAAAAGCACCTTGGATATTTTTAAATTTTTCGTCAGAAGTAATTCGTCTTACAAGGTTAACATCTTCATTAGTTAACTTTTGAGGCGACATCAATCTGTCTACAATAAGCGATGGTCTATCAGTTCTAGCAATCTCTAAAGAAAAACTGTCTTCTAATGTTTCAAACCTTTGCGCAGCAGCTTGTCTAGCCTTTCTCCAAGCACGAACAAACTCTTTGTTATCAGAAACAGGCTCATCAAAAGTCTGCTTTACTGTAGACCGTAATTGCCTAGCTTTGCTGTTAATTTCTCTAACAGGACCGCCCGGAACGTCTGGCTGAGAAAGATCAAATAATTGTCTTTCCCAAGCATTTAACTGTTCAATTCCTACTGAATCTGGTTCCGCTCTTTGAATCTGTCTAGCAATTGCTCGAAGTTCATCTAAGCCATCAGGGATGACTTCTTCTGTAGCACCTTCTCCACGGCCTTTGGTAGTAACCCTAGTTTGTTTTGCAATTTGTGAAGCAGTTTCTTGCAAATTAGATAGTTCAAATAAAGGTTCTTCAAAACTCCTAGCAAAGTTATACGCTTCGTTCACGCCTGCCTGAGAATCTCTTGCAAACTGAGTTCTTGTGTTTTGAATAAGCTGTCCAAATTCTTCTCTTGTAGCATTTCTACCAGAAGAAATTGTATTGACTAGTTGGCTTCTTGAAGAACTTAAAGCAGAGTTAATAGATGATATTGCATTAGTTCTTTCTGCTGGAGAAAGCGTTCCTAAATCAGACAAAGCTTCTGTTAAAGAAGCATTTGCCCTATCAATGGATTGCTGGATAACTGGCGTTGTCTGCCCAGACTGCCCTTGAAGCCTTTCAATAATTCTACTTCTCGTTGTCTGTCCTGGCAGCGGAGTAGTTACTCCCATCCTGTCTGCTGTTTGTATAGCTTCTCTCGCACCTGGCCTTAAAGAAAGGGCGCCAGCCCCTCTGATGCCATCAAAAACCTTTGTTGCAATCGAGCCAATACCGCTGCCTACAAGAGACATAGCACCTTCAAAACCGGGCTGTCTTGCAAACGCTTCTCCTGCTTCTTGCTCTTGCACACCAGTAAAGAATTGGTACGCTTGCTTTAAAGCCTCGCCCCCTGCAGCGCCTATCACGCTTCGCCCTGCTACAGCTAAACCACCAGCAGGCCCTCCGGCAAGAAATGGCAAGTTCACAGCCAACTCCCCTAGTATTGGCGCACCAGCTTGGCCTGTAATAGAAGCTACATCGGTGAAATCGGCACCTTTTGGGTTGAACAGTCTGTAGCTTTCCGAAGGTTCTCTTCTAAAAACCAAATCTCCAGACCCAGGAACCCTTTGAAAGTCCCCTTCTGGAAAAATTCTTTTGAAGATATTCTGTTTTTCAGCAAAGTTATCTCCACTATCTACGCGCATTCTAGTAGAAAAGCTTACATCAGAGGGCCCAAACTCACTTTGCCCAAATGATTGTGCCAACTGCTGCTCTTCGTCAAATGGAACAAACTTAGCAGAACCTGAACCAGAACGAGACTGGCTAGGCACTTTTTCGTTTTCAGTGTTATCTAAAGCAACGAACTTAGCCATACTTATGCCTCAGTCTGGTCGAATTTCGCCAATCATTTTGCCGTCTTTGTAGACTTCCCAAGATCCAGTCTCAGGGTTTTGTCTACCTAAAGTAGCGCCGCTAGGAATCAAGTCTAGTGCTTGTTGTCTACTAACGCCCCTTTGTCTTTCTTGAATCTCTTCTTGACTAAGACCGATAGGCTCGCCCATAAATCTAATGTCTTCACCTAAGTCTTCTCCCAAGATCTCTCTAGAACGTATTCTTAAACCTCTAACAGTCCTGTTAACTGAATCTCTTAGGGTAGCTGCAAAAGACTCTGGGTTTGATGCACTTGCGCCAATTTCACCGATAAACCTTTCAATGTCTCTATTGCTTACCGCTCTTCCAGTTTGTCCTTGTGCGGCTGCGGCAGAGAAAGCAAGATTTGTGACAAGCCCTTGCAACCTTCTATTATTGACACCTAAGTCTGAAAACTGCTCGCCATACTGGGTCGGATCAAGAATATCTTCATTAAATTCTACACCAGATGCTCTAGCTAGAGCTTTCGCTTCTTGCTCTAGATCATTTATTACTGAAGCGCCTTTTGCTACAAAGGTGTTAATATCAGGATTTTGTTCTAGTAAAGCAACAGCGTCTTCTGCGTTTCTTGCAAAAGTTCTTGCTTGCGCTCTAGACTCTCTAAGATCAAATTCTTGGCCTTCTGTTGCCTCAAAAGCCCCCGGCTCACCTTGCTCAACACGCTGCGGAGCAAACTGGGCTTGGCTTGTTACATCTTGGCCTCTATAAAAAACACGACCTTGCCTATCTACTTGGCCTATTACAGTTCCCACATTAGGGAGAGAAATGTTTCTTGCAGTAAATCTTTCGTCTTCTTCAATATCTCTATCGCCTTCAAATGGAACGGGGCCTTCTGGTGTGAGTTCTACAAGACGATTATTAACGGTGCCTACCGTGACAGTTCCTCTATCTTCGGTTTCAATGTCTCTTACATTGCTGATTTCAGGTTGCCCAGAAGTCTGAGTCCTATCCTTAATTCCTGCAAGATTCCCCTGAGCGTCAAAAGTCCCAATAGCTGACTCACCTTCTGCAAGTCCTGCTGCATTCCCCAACTCAGTTCCACCACGGATAACACGGCTAGTTTCAGATCCCTCAGGCATCATCTGGCCAATTTGAACCTGAGTCAGTCTAGCAAGTTCTGGTTGACCTAATTCTAGGAACCTGCTAGTAACTAGCTCACCAAACTCAACAGGGTTGCTCATAGGATCTAGCCCTAAATCAGCAACTTCTTGCTGTACCTGACGGATGGCCTCGTTGCGCTGGACTTCTTGTGGTTTGCCAACAATGCCTAGTCCTTCAGCGCCAGCCCTAGTGCCCATGCCAATAAGGCCACCAAAAGCAGCACCTAGTCTTGCATAAGGATTTTGCCCTGCATTAGAAATAGCGTCAGTCAGCAGCTTTGAACGACGCTGGCCTCGGCTCATTGGTTGGCTAAACACGCCCCCTGCCAATAAACCGCTAGACTGAGTATTACTAGATTGACCTAGCAAATTTTGTAGCCCCATTAGTCCATTTGCCATTTAAGCCACCTTACTGTAGTCAACCATCAGATAACCATGTTCGCCTTCAAACACAGCTTCTGGATGCGTTTCCATAATCTCTTGAGCGATTACACCTGTAGTTGGGAAAACATCTGCACCAATCTGTTTGGCTTTGTCATTCCATTCCCATTTATACAGTCCATTTCCAATCGGGCATACGTTTTTCTTTAACCTAATATCACTAGCAAATGCTGTGGCCCCCGCACCCACAAGGCTTGCAAAGAAGTTAGCCTGATTGGCTTCAGCTTGCTGTTTTAACCCTTCTGTTCCTTCTTGCGCCCTAAGTGCCTCACTGCCAAACTGCCCTCCTAGCTCTGCTAGTCCTAGCGGTGCAGAGCCTAGCCCAAGAGCAGCCTGTAGAGCCTGTACCTGCTGGCTTCTTCCCTGCTGCTGTAGCTGTGCCTCATAAGCCTGTCTAGCAAGCTCCTGCTGTGCACCCTGACCCAAAGCACCAAGCCCGAGCTGCTGCAAGTTCAGAGCTTGTCCTAGTAGACCCTGACCCTGCTGGAACGCTTGTGCTTGCTGCTGCTGTGCCCTTCTTAGCAGAGCCTGATTCTGTCCAGTAGCTAACGCTTCTCTCTGTATACCACCAGTAGTAGATCCTAGTAGGCCTTGGTTAAGTAGACGTGACTCTTGTGACAGTCTTTGTCTTTCTAGTTCAGGCCCGTAGACCTCCCTTTGGAAAGCCAAAGCTGAAGCAGGGTCTCTAGCAATACCGAACTGCTCTTGAGCCTGCCCAAACAACCCGCCAGCTTGTTCTCTAAACTGTGGGGCTAGATTTAAAACATCCTGAGCGGCTGTCTGTAAGCCACCAGTCTGACCCATTAGCGCCGTAGCAGAAGGAGTAGTTGGCTGTGCTTGTCCTAGCAATCCACCAAAAATTCCCTGAAGCGCGGGGTCAAGCTGAGCATTTACTTGCCTGCCATTTACCCTAGCCTCACCTAATGCTGAGGTTACGTCATACGGCCTGTACTGAAGTGGCGTGACAGATTCACTGCCTCCTACTCCAAACAGACCACCTACTGCGTCTACTACACCGCCCATTATTATCTCCTATCTAACCGATAGACTTCTCTCTCGACTCCATCATCGCAGAGAGGTGTGTGATCTAAAACTAGTCCGTAAATACTCATAAACTTTTTCAGCTTTGTGTTTTCTTTGTCTGTTAGTACATATAATGGAAAGTTGTGCAGCTTTAGAAGCGCATTTAAATCTTCCCCAAACTCTTGCCTAACAGACTTGTTGTAGTTAAAAACATCAGCATGAATAAACGTGGCAATGTTTTTGTAATTTTCTAGCCAAATTGTATAGTCAGGTTTGTTTACTACAGGCACCTTGCTAGGGATCATAGTTTCATAATGAAAGCTAGGGCGTAGTACGGAGGCCGGTTTTCGTGAGCACTTCCGCCACCAGTGTTGTTAACAGTGTGGGTGTGGCCCCCTTCAGTGGGAATAGAATGACTGTGAGATCCGTTTCCTGACACAGCAAAATCGTAATTAGGATCGCTAAACTGGTCTATTCTTCCGTTATCTCTTCTGGTAACTCCCGGAATTGCTGCACCTGTTCTTCCCCCTCCACGCTCAAACTGGTCTCCTACCCAAAGAGTGTAATCATGAGCGTGGTTGCCTCCGGTAATTGTTCCGCCGTGATCGTGGCTCCCTGCCGATCCCATGCTGTGATCGTGACTAGGCATTTGCGCTTCTGTAAGCGTCACAGAATCAGCACCACCAGTATCATTCCTATCGTACTGATCGCCAGCGCCTACAACAAAACGATTTCTTAGGTCTGGAGTTCCGTTAGATCCGTCACATAGCGACCATCCCGTAGGAATAGATGCAATTAGACCAGACCACATGATAATACCGCCTGAAGGAATAAGAGCAGAGCCAGGGCTTCCTGTGTCCTCCAAGGCACCGGTGGCAGTGAATTTAGCTACGTTGCCAGTTACAGCAGCGGGTACTTTGTCAATCTTAGTAGTCGATGCAGATGAAATGTTATTGAACTCTGTATCAATCTCAGCACCAGATACAATCTTATTAGGATCACCTGATGTCAGCGTATCCTTGACTGCAAAGTTTACTGACTTATTATAATCGGCCATTATCTTTTCCCTCTACGAGCGATCTTTCCACCTTTAAGGTAAAGGTCGGTCTTTTGTACGTTAAACTCAGCGCCATTTATTTCTGCTTCCAAACCAAATTGCACTGATTTTCCACTGCCTGACATTCTGTAAAGAATTTGGCTGACTGGGTTAATACGGGAGTACTCTGCTATTCCGTACTCATCAACATTGTATTCAGACGGATCAACAAGGATTTCTACCGCATTGTTCTCACTATCGTAAGTAGTGGGAAGAAAGTCATAGCCCCACTCAAAAGTAATTCGATAACCATATCCGCCTCTAATTGTAAGCACGGCCTGCTTAAAAATTTTGGTTGATGTCCCAACCTCACCCTCACCAGAAATCCAGCCGGTCTTGAAGTTCATTACATAGCTTTCGCCATTGTCTTCGTAGCCGTTGTACAGCCCAACATACCCCGGCTGTCCGAGGTAAACATTGTCTTGTCTATCTACAGCTAGTGCAGTTGGGTTAATGTCGTACCAAGTAAACACTCTGGCTTTTTCATCTGGTGTAGGGTATCTGACGTTAAGGTAAAATGTAATCTTTGAAGTTGGAAAAGAGATTAGGTAAAAACCTTCGTCTGCTTTGTAACAAGATTTTATGTTCTGTGCTGGCTCTGAAAGAGAAAACTGTGCAAGAAAGTCAGAAACATTATCTGCTAGGTTAGCAAGGGGCAATGATCGGACATCACCACCTGCCTGAATGTTACGAGCTAGGGAAATAATACCCTCTTCGCCAAGAAACAGAATATCGTTACCAATGTTCTGGATAGAGTCTCTAGCAATGCACCCAGTGTTGTTGATAATATCTACAAGCTGAAGTGCGTTATTAGGATCTTCACCGCCTGCGTACAAAACAATTTGTTTGCGGCCAAAGATGACCAAGTAGTTGTTAAATTCTTGTATACCTACAATTTCATCTGTGCCGTTAGACCAGACTGTGTACATGTTAATCAGGCCTGATGAGCCTGTGTCTAGTACATCTTCTTGCAAAAGATCAGAGTACCTGATGGTCTGTGCATCGCCATCTACATACCAGACTCGACCCCAGGCAGACAGCGCATCAATTGGGTCTGCTGGTGCAGTGTCAAAGCTGATGTCAGCGAAGTTACCATTGTCTGTCTTGACGACAGGGCTATGCCCTTGCTGAACGCCGATACACTTTCCGTTAAAATTAACAAACTTCCAATTGTCATCAGTAGGTGTTGTAGCTGTACCAGTGACTTCTGACACTGAAGCAGTCCCTTCGTACAACTTGTTTCCTGCTGCCCAGACAATGCGACTGCTGTTGCCGTTGTCAATGTATTCGTGGATTGATTTAACAGCAGGTTCACCGGATAACTGACTGACACCAGAAAAAGTAGTCCATCCTTTACGAGCAGCAATAGTGCCTTGATTAGACAAAGCACAGTTTCTTGCTGTAAGACACCACTGCGGGCCAATCTCTAGCCCCGCTAGTTTAGTGTTCAAGCCATAAGATGCTGGCCCTACAACAGAAAACGGTGTAAGTAGTTTAGCCATTAAACAACGTACCAATTAGCTTCGTCAGAAGTGTTCCCATTATCCCAAGCAATAGCATCAGCAAGCGCGTTATTGTAGTCTCGGAAGGCTAGGTCTGATAGGTAACCTTCATCTTCACCGCGCTCATAGATGGCCCTAGACCATGCGCCGAATACTACAGGCTGCAATGGACAAATGATTCTTGTAGAGTCATCTGATCCATCAGTAGCAAGTTCTTCTTGAGGGACAATTAGATCAAAGTTGATGGAGTAATACTTATCCGGAATAGGATAAAAGTCTACAATAACATCTCCATCAGAAGTAAATCCGTTGAATTCAAACCACTGAGGCTGGTTTTCTGTTACATCATCGTGGTTGAGTTGTCTGCTCATCCAGCGGGTGCTGGGTGACTTTTGTAGGTAGATATCTTCTGTGTCATTGAACACAGCAGGGCGACCAGCGATGTCAGTAATTAGCCTGAAACGATTATTGACACCATTTAATTGGTATCTAAATACGCCCTTTTGTGTATCAACATTTGCAGTTGCTTTTAGGTGCGACCAATTCCAAGCGTCCTCTACCTCTCTTTTAGCATCGTTGACAAAAGTACCAATAAGGCGGGCATAAGAGTTGTCATTAACAGATGTTACTTCACGCTCTCTAAGGCGTCTTAGTACAGAGTTTACTGCTGAGAGGTAGGTAGCCATTATCAGTCCTCGCTAGATTCCGTGTAAGCCTTCTTTGGGCGTCCTACAGCCTTCTTTTCAGCTTTCTTGTAACGCTTGCTTCTCCAAAGATTTTGTTCAAAGTGTTCTTCTGTAACTTCAAACGTTTTGCCGGTTACTGTATCTTCAAGTGTAATCATAAAGACCTCTAATTAAAGGCAAGGGGGAGAATCCTCCCCCAGCCTTGTGTGCCCTTACCTGCGATTAGGAAGGAACAACTGCTACAACAGCAGCGTCGTCACGGAGTTCTGATACACCGTAGAGCATGTCTACAGTGAGCAGATCACCAAGGTACTCCTGCTTGTACTGGGTCTGTGCCCGTGGTGCAAGCTGAGTGACGAGAACCATTGCGCTTTCGTGGAACATGCCAGCGGCACGGTAGTCGGTGCTTTCGTCATCAGCCTGAACCGTTGGAAGGTTGCTGGAGACGTAAACCTCAACACCGTAGATGTTG